ATAATCATCATCACCATCAAAACTTGCACTACCACTACCTATTTGGTCTGCTAATGCTGCTTTAGAATTATCTACACCTCTAGGTTTAACAGGACATCCATTACCATATATAGTTTTTACAGCAGGAGTAGATGATGTTCCTTGTAATGTGCCATTGTCACTACCATGACTATCAGGTGCTGTAGTACTACTAATATCATCTAAATCCCACCAATTTCTTAAATGTGTTTTTTCACTACCTTTTAAATCTGAATATGATTTATATACTATATTTTGTACTTCTGATGCATTTAATGCTCTTGTCCAAAATCCTACTTTAGCTATTTTGCCATCCCATGCATTGCCTGTAGTTTGAAAAGCAGTATAATTAATCATTCCTATAGCCACTTCTTGTGTACATTCAATATCTCCTGAAGAACCAGTGTGAGTCGTTGAACTTAATACACCATTTTTATAAAGTTTACAATTATTAGTAGTTCCTATATTTTGATCAACAACAAAAGTTAAATGAATCCATTTATCTTCTGTATCTACTACATTAGTAAAAGTTGCTGTACTACCATTTTTTGTTGTAAGTATCAGATAAAATTCATTAGAACTTTGGTCGTGCTGTATAATAGAAAATTCGTTATTTGCATAATATTTACTTCCAAATAATCCTTTTCTATTTCCCTGAGCAGATCCAAATGTAACCCAAGCAGATATAGTAATAGCTTTGCCAAAATTAGTATTAGTTATGCCTGTTCTTACAACTTGTTCATCGTCATCATCAAAATCAAGACTACCTGTACCTACATGCTCAAGGTCTGTATTTTGAAAATCAAAGAATAGTTTAAGGTTATCTTTTAAAAACTGAACACCAAAAGTTCTCATAGTAGTAGCTGCTTTAGCTATTGTTGGTCCTATTCCAAATCTCATTATATTATCCTATATAACAAATTATGCCATTGTTATCTGATTGATCTGCTGCTAAAGATACACTTGTAAATCTACCAAATATTGTAGAACTTGCAGGTAATATTACATCAGAATCAAATGTATCTCCAGCTGATTCATAACCTGTTCCTCCAATACCTATAAATTTAGAAGAATCTTCAGCAGTCAATACATCTAACTTAACTTCTTCGCCTAAAACTTGTATTGCAACTATAACCCCATTAGTTGGTGTAAATGTTTTAGCATTTGTATTAAGATATACAGAACCACCTTGACCTAGTCCTGCATTGTTTGATTCTTGTACTGTATATTGATATATACCTTTGCTTGCCATATTGCTCTCCTTATCTAATTGATCCTTTTCCAGGAACTATTACTCTTGGTCCCCAGATATTAGCTGATTGTTTCTTTTCAACCATTTTTTTAAATTCTTTCATAAAATATTCTTTCATTTGAATATCTGCTCTATCTTCAGCTACTTTTGCTTTTACATAATAGACAATAGCTTTAGACAAATAATCTGGAATATGTATTGTATCTGATTCATCATTTAAAACATCTACATCAAAATATAGAGTGGATGATTCAGTAACAGCATCTCCATTGTATTTAGTTTTTAAAACTAATGATGTACTACTAGATGTAGTAGTATTAACTTCGTGTAGTCCATTAAATTTTTGTGATCCTCTTATTACAATAAAAGATCCTGCAGTAAAACTTGATGAAGGAATAGTTAGTTGTAATAATCCTGAACTTTCTGAGTATGCACTAATAGCTAAAGTATCTGAAACATCATTAATATGATATTTAGGACTATAAGCATATTCTATTTCTAGCCCATCAGTTATTGTTTGTGTAGGACTTTTATATCTTATAACTCTAGAGTCTGGACCATAATCTCTACTAGTTGGATCATTCTCTGGAGTAATATCATTTTCTACTATAGCTAGTCTATTTCCTTTTAAATAATATGCATACTGTCTAAGATTAGCCATTTATATTAACTCCTGATCAGCATCTTCTGTATAAGGCTCACCTATCATTCTAGGTATTTTTCTATATTCATCTTTGGTATTTAGATGATTTTTAGCTCTTACACTTGTAATTTTAATAACATCATTAGGAATATCATAAAACCTTTTATCCTTAACTAAATCAAATCTTTCAGTAGTTATATTTGTTTCAGATATCATATTAATTTCTTCTAAAGCATCTTTTATATATGCAATAGCTCTACCTGTTTGAGTTATTCCAACTCTTTCCATTAATTCTTGAACTTTCATTATCTACCTCCTTCTTGTGGCTGTGGAGGCTTCATCAATACAAATGCAGTATCATATTGTCTTGAAAGTAGTTGATGCCTACCTTGCATCCAATTATAATCTGTTGTATTGCCCTGAAGCTGTGTTTGCCAAGTATTCAAATAAGTTGCAATCTTTTGTATTTGAACTTGAGCCATTTCTAAATCTTCTTCATCTTCTACCATATGACCTAAAGTTTCAAACCAATCACTAAAATCTGCAAAATCTGCATCAGTGCCAATTGTACCACTTGTTATAGTTCCAGTCAACTCTTCACTAGAACCTGCTACTGTAGGTATATTTTTAGCAGCTAATGCTGTTTCTAAAGATTTAATAGCTGCATAAATTAAAACTAAATATTCTTTATTTTGTGGAAACCATTTTAGTCCTGTACTATCTTTATCAACAGCTCCACCATCAGAGTCTTGTGGACTATAATTAACATATAAAACTTTAAAACTATTTGCACCTCCTGCAGAAGGTTCAGGATATACATGAACATTTCTATTTTGTGTTATCATATATACAGGGTTAAATGCAGATGCATAATATAAACTATCTTTATCTGTAACTTTATACTCTAAAGCTATATTTTGTTTTGTGCAAGGCATCCATTGATTGTTAGTGCCATTTTCTCTTACAACTGAAATTATATTATCAGATCCTGGATTAAATCCATTAGATGTCTGCTCTGCACTTAATCTTGTAAAATTATCTTTTTCACCTGGATTGGCCAAAAGGCATCTATTAGTAACATCTATAACACCATCATTAAGATATTGTTCTAATTGTGCTTGTGTAGGATTGCTACCTGAGCTTTCTATTGTTAAACCTGTTAAAGCTTCTACTTGTGCTTCAAATGATGCCAAATTTCCTCCTCTCTAAGCCTTGACTAAGCATGAATGAGATTGTTGTAAGACAGGGAGGGTTGCCCCTCCCATATCTTTGTTTTTATTTACATATCAGCTATGATATCATCTACAGCTCCTGAAGGTATTACCAAGACTCTTACAGTCCCTGAATCTAGATTTACATCATCACCACTACTACTAGCTACTACTGAAACAGTATTAGCTGCAGTAACATCTGCAGTAAGTTGTAAGTCTAACACATCAAGACTATGACTTACCATAACAATGTCGCCTAAAGCAGCTCCTGTTACAGTAATGTCTGTAGCCAATTCATTACCATCAGTAATATTTCCAAAGTCAACTGTTGCTGACCCTGCCAAGACTCTACCATCTGGGTTATTTGCAAAAAAGTATTTACCTGGCATTTGCTACCCCCTTTATGATGATGCTGGTGCAACAGCTGTAATTAAAACAACTGTTACTTTTATTGTAGCAGATGATGGTATGGTATTAGCATCAATTGAAAAGTGACAATCTTCAGATGCAACTGCTATGAAGTCATGTGCTTTGATTGCATATACACCATCGCCACTATCTCCATAAGCAGCACCAAAATCTGATGCTCCAGCTGTTAATCCAAGATCAAAATCAAGAGATCCACTGTTGTTTCCAATTCCTTCTACTCTAACAAATCCACCCCATACAGAGGTATTTGTACCAAAAGATATTATTTCTTTGGTTGTAGTAGTATCACCACCAGAAAAAGAGACTGTACCTTTTTTAGCTATAAATCCTTTTCCTTCAACTTGACCAATTTGATCAGGTCTAAAAAGATCAACTACATCTTGAATATTAAAATCAGACTTATTTTGTCCATAATTTGGATTAGCCATAATTTATCTCCTTTCCTTTAAGTCCAGATAGCATGGGATTCAGGCATTGAAAACTCCATCCCAGCTTCTGTTAAGATTAAATCAACTCTTCTATCAACACCAGAGTTCTCAAGTGTTTGGACTCCAACATATACTGATGTGTCCCTATTTACCCCATTACCTACAAGTGGTCTATATTTAACATGTTTCATGTTAATACCTAGAATCTTAACAGCAGTTCCATCTAAATGAATATTTCTTACAACATTCATATCACCATATACTGTAGATATTGTAGTAGTATCTAATCCTAATACTTTCTTTCTGCCAGTAACAGCTAAGTCAGCACTAAAGTTAGTTGATATTTCCATATTATTTTTGAAGTATCCACCTAATTTATGCAACCAGTTATAAATAGCTGTAGAACAGAAAAATACTGTAGCATTAGAATTATTAAATCTTGGATCTAGATATTGTGACATATCATCCAAGAAATCATCTGTTGTTTTAGTATTAGAGTCTAAACTAAATGTATTAGCATAACTTGTTAAAAAGTCAACAGCACCCTGAGTATATTGAACACCATTTAGCTCTTGTTGTTTACCAAATAACAAAGTTTGTTCAATATCATACTTATGTTCAATTAACTTATCTTTCCATACTCTTGCCCATTCATTTGGCTCATATTTAAGAACAGTTGCTCTTGCAGTATTAGTCATAGCACATGATGTTTTAAATATTTGAGTTAAACCAAATCCTGTTGAATATGGCTGATCAAACCAAGTTTCAGGGTATCCAGATCCTTCAGCATGTGCAGTACCTACTATATAAGCTCTAGCTGCTTCTAATTGTGAAGATATCAATTTATCATGAGTGTTTGTACTAGTTGTCCAAAGAACTGTTGCAGATGATCCAATAAGATCAACAGAATCTGCAGTTCCTTTTACTATTTCAAGCTCAAGAATTTGATATTCACCTGAAGGAGTTACACTTTTAATTCTACCAACTAAATAGTCTACTACAGCATAGAAATTTGTAGCTTCTCCTGCTGCTCTATAATTAAACTTTATTAATTGATCTTGAAATAAAAAGTTTGGCTTTGTATTTGAATCTCCTACTTGGAAATTAGTAGCATTAGAATTATTATAAACAACTCCAACATTACCTGTATTTTTATAATCTGTACCAACTTTAATATAATATGTTTTACCTGCCTCAACAGCTGTTGCTGCAATAGTTGGATCTGTAGTTCCCACAGCACTTGTTGCTGCATGACTTACAGGGTATACATATCTTTTGTGCCAAGAATTTCTTTTTTCAGTAAATTTAAATGCTGGATCATCAGTAGGTGTTTTTGCTACTTGTGATACAAATCTAAAAAAAGGATCTTGAGCTATTGCCAATTCACTAACTTTGTCACCAAAATTAAACTTTCGTCTCAGATCACCAGTATCTTTACTAGTGCCATCAGACCAAGTTGCAGTATCAGAAACATTTAAATTAGTGCTTGGATTTATTGCACTTATATAATCTGACATAACTGTCTCCTATGTGTTTATTTTATTTAAGTTCAATTAAGGTTTAAATTTTTACCTCTAACCGAACAAGTTATCAGTGCCCTCATCTAGACCTTTTAAGATGTCAAACATCTTGTCGTCTTGACTTTGAGCTTCTCTTCCTGGACTATTAGCATTACTAGCACTTTGAGGTATATCTCTAACTTGTTTCATTTGATTTAGCATATCAGTTTTGGTATTATCTGCAACATTTTTTGATACTTTGTCTCTATTTAATAAATAGTATATATCATCCAATGTTAAAACATGTTCATTTGCTCTAGCTTGCAACTCATTAAATTCTGCATCAGACATTCCAGTTCTCTTTTTAAATTCTTCAGCTTCAGCCTTGATGTTTGCTTGTTGTTCTTGCTGTGCAAATTGTTGTTTTTCTTGATTGATTATAGCAGATGCTTGCTGTTGTGCAGTATTTGCTATATACTCATTCAGTACCTTGCCTGAATCAGATTCTGGATTTGACATTGCTTCATGAGCATCAAACACAAAATCTTCACCAAACCTTTCTGTCAAAGACCTAGGATTTTTACCTCCTATACTATCTCTAAGTGCCTGAACTGCATCAGGACTATTTTTCAGATGCTCAATTAAAGGTCTGAATTTTGACAACTCTGCCAAGTTATCATTTTCAGCTTTTAATCTTTGAGCTTCTCTGGTTGAATCGCCATATCTTTTTTCTAAGTTTTCAGCTTTGGCTTTCCAATCCGTTTGCACCTCATTGCCAGTGTCTCCAGGGTCAGCTTCCTGAGTTGCCTGTTCTGTTTCTGGTTGTGGTATATCATCACTTATTGCACCATTAACTTGTGCTTCTAAGTTGTCAAAAAAATCACTAGAGCCTGCTGTAGATTCCTCTGTATCTCCTTGAAGAACATCCTCTACGCTAGGGTTACTATTATCTTTTTTAGACATATTTTCTCCTTAACTTATTGTTTGTTGTTATTTTTATCTAAACTTTTTTGAAAATCTTTTAACAAATTATTTAATTCTTTCTTTTTATAGTTAGTTTCACTAGCCAAATTATTTCTCATAAGCTTTTGTTGTGCCTGTGTTTCATAATATTCTTTTTCTGTTTTATTTCTATATCTCTGCTGATCATTGTTGATATCCATTTGTGCTTGTCTAACCTTATCTTTGATACCAGCTTGAACAACTTGTCTTTCAAGTGTTTCAATAGTGCCTTCCTTATCTTTGATAGTTTCTTGCAATTGTTGTATCTGTGATTGCATTTGTTGCATTTCACCAATTCTTTCTTGTATTTTTTCTTTATTTCTAATATCTGTTTCTGCAAGAACTGCTTGCCTGTCAACTACACCTGCATTTAGTAATTGTTTTAATTCTTCTAAATATGCCCATCTATTAACAGGCAATGTAGAGCCAGCAATTATTCTTATATCAAATTTTGCAGAACCATAATCATGAAATTTACCAATAGCTTTACCAAGATCATTGTATATAGGTCTATTTATTTCAACTTCTTTTTGTTCTTGCAATGAAGAAGGTTGAACTATTCTAAATGTTTTGTGAGCACTATAAACTGATTGAGAAAATTGTTTTACAACTTCACCAACATGCTTTAGAGATGGCTCTATTGAATGTTTAAGCCAATACTTTACTCTTCTAGTACCATACTCATCCATAGCTAACATACCTCTATAAGGCATATCTTGTGTAGCTGATGTATCTCCTTGTTGTGCTGAATATATACCAGCTAGATATTCCATATCATTTTTACCACTATTCACTATGCCAAAAAATGCATTAGATAATTGTGCAGGCATAACTGCAGTAGGTGGATCATAGCCATGATTTACAGGCAACAAAGCTCCTGGACTAGATGAATATTGTTCCCATATATCTGCATCAATACTACCCTCATAATACATATATCTAAGTGAAGAGCCTAGACTAGCATTATGAACCATAAGTTGATGTGCTTTATTTAATTCTTGTTGTTTTCCTACAAGTGGAGATACAGCTGAAATAGGATAGGGTGTACCAATCCATTTGTAGTGTATAGGTATTAAAGGATAATCTTTTATTTTTTCTGGAAGAACTTTTTCATATAAAAATTGATCTCCAGCTATACAGGTAAGTTTTATTCTATTATCATAAAAATCTACAGTATCTATTATATTGTCAGCAAAATCTTTATTTTTAGTTAAAATTCTATATTCTTTCTTACTAACAACTTTATTTTCTACTTTAGACATTTCATCTTGTATTTTTGATGTAAATTCTATTTGAGCAGATTGTAATTGATTTTGCATCATAGTTGCAGCTTTTTCCATTTCAAGCTCATATCTTTCAGGCATCATTTGACCTGACTGAACAGCTGCTTCCATTTGTCTTTTTTGCTCTAAGAAATCAACTTCCATATTTTTTTGCATTTCAGACAACTTAATTTGAACTACTTTCTTAGATTCTTTTAATTGTTCTGGAGTTAATGGAGCCCTGTAAAATACATTAACATATGCTATCTTCACTTTTTCATATGTTTCTAAATAATCTATAAGTGGATCATCTTCACCCTCATTGTTAATACCATAATCTATATCTGTTTGCAATATATCTTTTTGATCTCTATCTATAGCTTTACTTGTCAAAGATCTTTCTGATTCATATTGTGAACTTATAGAATTAATTTTTTTAGCTAAGTTTGGAAATAATTGTTTTAAATGAGTCTTAGGCAACATCTTTCTAACCATAACATAAGCTGCATCTCTAAACAACATATCTCTAGACTTAGGATCTATATAAACATCAAAAGGATCAGGCTGGTGAAGTATAACCTCACCCATGCCTTGATCCATATCTTTGTCTACAGTTACCATTAAATAACCAATTGATTTAGTAATTGCATCATTAACTGCATTAGATAATAAAGTTTGTCCATTTGAATTATACCAAATATAATCTGCTATATCAGAGAATACTGCTGCTACATTAGCATCACTACCTTCAGCACCAATAGCTTGCCATCTAGGTTGATTTGCAGTTGCATAATAGTTTAACATTTCTACAACAGGGGTAATTCTATTAATAGTGAATGTAGGCATACCTGATTCTTCTAATACAGCTTTTTCATTATCTGAAATTTGATTATCATTAGAAAAATCATACCCTCTTTGATTAATAGAAAGCCATTGATCTCTGTGTTCAGTGTTTAACCTATTGTATAGATTCTTTATTCTCTGTACTTTTTTATCTTTGTATTTTTTTCTAGACATTACTTCCCTTTATCTAATATATCAAGTAAACTCATTAAGTTATTGATATTATCATAAGCCATAGGCTTTTTCTTTTTATGAACCGTTCCAACTGGATGTGGGTTTGGATCATCTGGTCAAGTATGGTAACCTTGTTTCATTACTGTCCTTCTTTGTAGTTGCCATTGCTATAGCTTGCAATTGGATCACCAACTGATTTACTATGTGCAACACCACCTCCCTTGTGCATATAACCCATTTTATTTCTAACAGGCTTAGGTAATTTAGCAAGACCTGGGTTTTTGGAAGAATCAACTTTCATCATTCCACCTTTTTTCATTTTCTTCTTCATCATTGGCATTTTACCACCCATTTCCATTTTCTTTTTACCCATTGGCATGCTACCACCATACATCATAGATAATTTATCCATCATGTCTGCCATTTTTTTCTTCATAGGTGCTTTCCCACCCATTTTCATTTTTTTCTTAGGTCTTCCTACTTGTGACCCATATGTTCCTTTGCCCATTGGCATAACTCTACCCCCTTGTTTTTTTGTTTGTACATAGCCACCATCCTCACAATTCCATTTGCGAAGTGACTTATTAATTCTTGAATTAGGATCATTAGCTGTTTTAGAAGAAGTTAGTTTCTTTTTCATCCCTCCCATTCTAGCACAAAAAGACTTTCTTCTATTTGCAGCCTTGCTACCTGGCTTTAATTTGCTAGGCTTAGTAGTTACAGCTGTTTTCAATTTAGATCCAGGATTAGCTGCTCTATAAGATGCAACTCCTTTTTTATTTAAACCACCTGAAGGATTTTTACCTTCTTTTCTTTGCCATGCAGCAGTGCTTCCACCTTTTGAAAACTTACTAGCTGCTGTAACTTTTTTAGCAACATCTTTTGAATATTTAGCTTTTACTTTTCCTTTAGATGATGCAGATCTCTTTTTTTTATTTTCACTAGCTTTCTGACCAGGTGTTAAAGATTGCCTTACTGATTTTGGAAGGTATCTTCCTCTTTGAGATTTAGGCTTCTTTTCATCACCTTTAGATATATAATCCCAATCAGCATCAGTCCAATTCTTTAAAGACTTTTGAGAAGATGCCATTCCACCATTAGCCATAGTTTCAATAAATCCACCAAGCTCTTTATAACCTCCACCTTTAGCTTTATAAGACTTAGCTAGCATTTGTGCTTTTCTAGCAGACCAAACACCAGGAGGTCCTCCTTTTCCCCCTGCTTTGATTCTACTAAATAAATTTTTTCTCATAGTAGGCTTAGTATAGTTACCAGCCTTATTAACTGTACTTTTAGACATAATGTTTACCTATCACTTTCTTTGCCCTAAATATAACACATGTTGCATATTAAGCTACTACCCAAGATTTAGCTTTGGGTTTTTTCTTTGAATATGAACCTTTATTTTCAGTCACTCCTTTAACAGGAAAAGAATATTTACAAGCATATGCTAAAGCATCAATAGTATCATCATGTGACATCCTTGGACCAAATGTAAGTATCTCTTGATATAAATCATAATGCTCAGGCTTTAAATATATTTGACCTACAGAAAATCTAGCTGCTAATACTTCTTGTATTCTGTCTCTTTTAGACATTCTAGTTCCAGGCTTCTCTGCTTTAAATTTAATTGAAAAATTATTTCTTCTTTTCATTTCAGACATAACTGATTGTATTACAGGCTTTGACATAGATGTATCTTCTATAACCATTAAATTAGAATGGTATATATGTTGCATATCAAACATATAATCTACTATGCCTTTTTTATCTTCACCTGGTATTCCAAGAACAGGCAAAGATCTTTTTCTAGTATAATCTAATATGTATATATTATTTAACTCATCTACTGCTACAAACAAAATAACTGAGAAATCTGCATCTCTTCTGGTAGAATCTGTAGCTGGATCTACACCTGCAAATACATTAACTGGTTTAACATCTCCATTGGGAAAAGTTAAAAATCCAATACCTGCTTCTGGTTCATACATATATGTAGCTTCATATTCTTTTATATGACTTCTAGTCCACATTGAATCTTCTTCAGATTGAACTTGCATCATATATTCTTGATAATATTTATGAGGCTGACCTGAGTCAGCATAAAACTTTTTCTTTCTTTCTAATTCTTTTTTTCCAAACCAGCTACCCCACAATGCTGTACCATCAGATTGTTCTGCTTGAAACATCTTCACATTCCAAGAAAACTTTTTATTTTTCTTTTCAGCTTTTTGATAGTTAACAATAAGATTGTTAATAAAGCTATCAAAATGTACAGGAGTACCATTAATCCTAAGACGACCAGTATGGGGCTCAAGAGCAGGGAATACCACAGCAGTAATAAGGTTGGAATTTTTGTTTCTAGCTTCTGGAGTAATTGTGTTGTTTTCATCTTCAAAGTCATCCAATACAATAAGATCATATCTTTTATGTAGCTTTGCCCCTCCTCTTATACCTGATATATTAGATTTAGATATTAGTTTACAACCATTAGCCATTTCAATATCTACCTCAGTCCACTTTTTGCCTCTAAGATCCCCAAAATAATATTGTATCTTTTCATTAATTTCTATATGAGATTTAATATAATCCATATTACCAGTAGCAAGCTTAGCTGTAGCTGATACCCAGCCATAAAACAAAGGATCTGGTTTTTTATCTACAAATCCCCATTCAAAATCTTTCTGATTAAAACAAAAAGACCTCATAAGGTCTGCTTTGGTTAATACTGTTTTGCCATGTCCTCTAGGCATTATAATAGCTAATTGCTTAATATTTTGATCATTGATTGAATCTGCTACATCATAATGAAACCAAGGTGTTTCTGATCTTAAAAAGTCATCAGGTAAGAATAATTTACCAAAAGCTATTAAATCATTATAAGCCATTCTTAAAGCTTCTTCTTCTTTAGAAACATTATGAAAGTTAATATTAGCCACTATACAGGAAGGCCTAGTCTAGGTTTTATATATGCTACCTCTGCATTTAATCTCATGTTTTCTGCCTTTAGAGCTTCTAGTTCTGACTCTATAAACTCAGTTCTTTCTAATAGAGTTTCTAAGCTATTTAATATTTGGTCCATGCAATTTTCAATATCTGCTACTCTTGCATTTAAAGTAGGTTTTTTAGTTTTTTCAGCCATTATTTCTTCTTCATTAATTTAAATAAATTTTGAATTTCAGGATCTACCTTGCCACCTTGCATCATTTTAGGCAATGCACCTTTTTTATTAATGTAATCTAAAGTTTCTTTTCCTAATGCATCTGCAGATGATTTTTTTATTACATATTCACCACCCTCCATTTCAATAGGTTTGTTACCTACTTGTGTAAGTATACCACCTTCTTTGTGACTAGGGCCTTTTAAGAGGCCACCTTTTTGCATACTATCAGCATGTTTCTTTACTCTTTTAGCTTGACTAGCATGCATCTTAGATGCTTTCTTTAATTCTTTAGATATCTGTTTTAAATCATCTACACTTCCACCTTCCATCATTTTCTTCATACCTTTTTTATCTACTTTTACTTTTTGACCAGTTTTAATTGCATGATTTAAAGCATCTTGCATGCCTTTAACTGTGTATGGAAAATGTTTTTTACCTACTAATGGCATAATATTACTCCTTTAATTCTTTTGGTTTAACTGCAGCTTCTAGCTGTGCAGGTTGAAATCCTTGAAACAATGCACCAGTAACCTCTTGCACTTTAGATGTTTCTTTTATTTCTAATATATCTTCAAGCTCTATTAAAGCTTTTAGTCTGTCAGAGTCTTTTTCAGCAGTAGTAGCTATATCTCTAATCCCTGACAATACTAACTCCATATCTATACCTAAATTCTTTAATACAGGTTTTAAATCTTCTCTCATTAACTTTTTAATCCTCTCTGTTTTAATTAATATTCCAGCAGATGTATAAGCATGTCTTCTATTTTTAGTCTTATATACTTTTAAATATGCTTCTTCTGGACTTATGCCTTTTGAAACATATTGAGCAAATAGAACCTCATTGGTAGTAGGGTCTTTTCTATCTCTTAATGAACCCTGCTGGTACTTCTTGCCTGAAAATGAATAAATGTTATCAAAAGGATTGGTATGCAATTTAGTTGATTTTGCAGTTGAGAAAGTACCAGTGCAGGTTCCTAAGTATTTAACCTCTTTAACCTTACCTCTTCTCTTTCTCATTATGCCAGATCTTAATACCTGAACTATTGACCCATCATCAGCTTGAACCCAATCTCCAATATTAGCATCTCTCCAGTTCTGCAGATAGTTTAAGTCTTGAGGCAACTCTGTTACATCATCATATACAAGATGTTTCTGCTTTGATATAGTATATTCTCTCATAAGTACTGGCACCCTCAAGGTGCCTATGTTTTAACTAGTAGTAACAACTGATGTAACAAAGTAATTTTATTAAATTAGTTTTATCACACACAATATTACATAGTGTTAAGCATATAAATCAAGGCTTATGTTTCTATCAGAAAATAGGTTTTAGTTGCAATCTAAAACAGTTTGGGAAGCCAATCCAAAAAATTGGGGCATTTTAATGCTTGCCTTATTTACTATACTACCCCCACTTCAATTAGCTTTTCTGAATTAAAATTCAGTTACATTTCAAGTTGCATTTCAATTTTAATTCAACTGCAAGGTGTCTGCCCATCTGTACAGTCTTTCAGACTGCAGCAGGTGCAGACCGTATCATTTGTTGTAACATATTGTTTAATGTAGTTATTGTTGTTGCATAGTTTGTAGCAGTGTTAATGCTTTCTTTCTGTATTTGGGTATGTATGTACATACTATATATTATTAGGACTTATACTTAAACTTATAGGAGAACTAATGTTAAAGAAACTTATAGAACCTGAATGGACACTTGCTGTTTACTTGATGATATTACTTCATCTAACTTGTGTCACTTGTATTATTGTAGTTGTAAAGCTGTTGTTAAGACTTCTATCTATATTCTAACAGCTTTATGTTTTTGGGTAGTGGCAAGATAGTCGTCACTACCCTTATATTTATTGTGACTATCATTAAGAAGAAAGGATTTATTTCAATGCAAAATGAATCAAATGAAACAGTTGTAAACTCTCAACCTAAAAAAGCAGTAAGGGTTTACAAAAGAACATCCCCAAAAGCAGGATGTTACTACACTAATCTTGTATCAAATGTTGTAACAATGTTTGGCTTCAAATCAAGATATCAACTTGGCAACAATGCATCAGGAGAGAAACAGCACATATGGTTTCTTAATGATCCTGAGGTTCATATTGATGATCTGCCTGAAAAAGCTTGGGGCTTTATTGGTGGAGATCTTGTTGATGATGAAACTTATGCTAAACAAGTTGCATCTACACAGCCTGTTCAACCTGATACCAAACAAGAATCATCTACAGAACAAGCACCTTTCTAACTATTCCTCCACAACATAGGGGGGCTTATGCCCCCTTTACCTCTAAATATTGATCCCTGTATAAGATATAGACAGTTTTGCCAAAAAGGCATTGGGATCTATATCAGGAATAGGGAGTGTTTGGTTTAAACTAAACAGGGCCAAATGTACAGCACTCCCTATAACTCCTTAAAAAGGTGTCAGCAGAGCTGACCAATACTGCAGTTGTATTCATAGCTGTCATTGGTGGCTGATAAAATGGTTGCTGATAAAGTTGCTTACTGTTTAAATTTTAAATCTAAATAAAGAAAGAGAGTCTAATGGATAGAATAGAACAATACATACACAAAAGATATGTTAAATATATGAGGCTAGCTGATAGCTTAACTAAAGCTAACAAGCCTGTAACAAAAGCTTTTGACAGCCTAACAAAAGATGAACAAGCCATTATAAGATTATATAATGGCAGAGCAGATAGGTACAATCAATTGTTAAAAGCTAAACAACTACTAAAATCAGCTAAGAAATATGATGTAAGACATATGTCTATCATAGAAATAATAAAGGTTAAGCTAGGCTATGTATAATGCTAAACAACCTTATATGCAGAAGTGGCAGCTCGTTGACTGGGCTGCTACTTATTTTAAAGAACCTAGACACAAGTTTAACAAATGGTCTAAAGCTAGATTATTTGCTGTAAGAATGTCTGTAATAAAGAAACAGGAGAAATAAATGAATCAGATAGAAAAATGTACATACTATGTCACATTCTATGATTATAGTAAATGGAAGACATATGTTAATGGCAAAAAAGCCAAACTAGCTTTTGATAAAACATATGTATCATGTGACTGCACTGGTTGCATAATAAAAGGAAGATATTTTAATGAATGAAATAGAAAAATATAGAATTAATAGAAAGCTTGATACTAATGAAAAGATAGTAATAAAAGCTTTAACTGAAAAGATTTCATCTTTAAAATTTGAAATAAAAAAATTAAGGAGAGCAAATGATAAAAGATGCATGTAATGATGCAAGCTGTACTTGTATGGTCAATGATTATAAAATAATAGAATATAATATGAGCCTTGGCTGGTCAAAAGAAATATCAGAAGCATTATTAGGAGAGCATTACTATGGAGGTAGCTATGACTAAAAAAGAAATGATAGATAATATGCAGTATCTTGGAGACAGGGTACTGCATGCAGAGATACTTTTAATGTCATGGATGAATTTAATAGAAGAACCATTAGAAGATATACCTGCAGATAAATTAAAATTAATGGAAGAAACACATCTTTTTATAACAAGCCATAGAGGTAATAATGATTAAAATAAATAAAAAAACTAAAGTAACTAAGAAAGCTAAACCTAAAGTTAAAAAGAAACCACCTTTAATTGAATCAATAAAAGAAAGTCCAGAAATAAAGCCTGCTACTGCTGTAGATATAATGCTAGCTAGCTTTGCTACTATACTGTCTACTATTTATACAACATATGCTTATGTAAATAATATGATATACAAGCCTTTCTTTATAGTGCTAGCTATATCTTTCTTGCTTGTAGTCTTTAGCTGGAAGGAGTACTATGAAAACAACAACTAACTCACAACAAACTGTTCCAATTACCCTTGAACAAACAGTACAAAAAGTCAAAGAACACAACAAAGAAATAAAACAAATAAAAGAAATGCTTGGAGATATTCTTACACATATATCTCATACTTATGGAAACATAAATGATATAGCCAATGTCCTTAATGCTGCAGAAAAAGAATGGATACCAGAAGATAAAGAAGGACAGATTTCTCATTATAAAAATAAAATAAAAGAGGTTCAGAGTGAAGACATATAGACTAAAGCAAATCAGTTTAACACCTGATAAATATGGTAACAATATAACTGTAAAGATGGTAAGTGAATATAAAGACAACAAGTTTGTTAAACATATAAAGCTAGACAACAAAGCTATGGCTATACTAGCTAATGGAGAGCTTTGCCATCCTGAACAACTACAAGATGCTGAAGATATATTAAACAGCATAACCAAAGATAGTAACCCAGATTATATATTTAATAAAATAGAACAATATAAAACTAAATACAAATAACTTTGTGTTTTTGGGTTTAAACAAAGAAGGAGAACAGATGTCAAAAATATATGAACATCATAAAGATAAAGAAGATATATTTGATACAATGCCTACAATGAATGATGTAGAGCAAGAGTTGTATCTAATAGAAACAGTAAGAGTAATGAAAGAAGCACAAGCTTTGCTTGGTATTAAAGCTAATCCAGAAGCTATACAGCAATGCTTAACAAAACTACAAGAACAAATCAATACAGCTGAAGAAACTATATTGCAATTTGAAATAGACATGAAAGAAATGGCTAAGCATTATGGAAAGAGGTAGCTGTGTAGATTGTGAAGAACAAGATGCAGTAATGATAGATCATCATAAAGATGAACTATGTGTAACTTGTTATTTAATAAGAGTAAAAGCAATAAAGAAAGACGAGGAAGAAGATGAGTAAAGAAAAAGAATCAATGTTTTCAAAAATAATCTGTGCATTTCTAACAAGCTGTAGTAAATTAGGCTTTATTACTAAAATAAAGACAACTAAATATCACACTACAGCATACATGCCTGGAGGTATTACTTTCAGGCAGTATCATCCCAGAGAGGTCTGATGCAACAAAAAGAAAGAGACATATTAATAGAGTTTATAAAAGCTCATCTACATCTGTTTACACAAGATGAGCTTGACTACTTTGTAGACTATATTGTAACAAAGAATATAGACTTTAGAAAAAAAACTGAAATAAATTAAATAGCTAACATATGTGTGTGGAAGCTATTAGGGACATAGGTACCTCTCTTTCTACCTGTGTCCCTTTCATTAATTGGTAACCAACAGGCTGAGTGGGAAGGAGAGGTAGCTCCTCTTACATAGCATGCATGAACATCCCAGCATGCCCAGCCTCAACATTAAAATTCCCTGTCATAGTAAATAGAATCATAAGCTTTTGGATAAAGTTGGTGATAGATATTATCTTTCTGACACAAAGACTATGGCAGGGATAACTTTAAGGAGATAAATGTACAAATATATATATCTTAATAACTGGGAAGAAGTGCCTGATGAAGACTTGTTTCAAGATGGAGAACTAACTAATGAACAAGCAATGATAAAAGCTTGGGACAATGTCTATTATGGAAAATATAAATTAATAAGAAGGAAAACATAATGTTAGAAGCAGATATAATAAAAAAGTGGACTAAAGTAGCTTCAGATATATTAGTAGGCAGAACAATAACAGAAGTAGCCTACTTAACAAAGACAGAAGCAGAAGAAGACTTTGGTTGGCATAAAAGACCTATAACTTTTACTTTGGACAATGGAGTAGTAATAATAGCACAAATGGATGATGAAGGTAATGATGGTGGTGTGCTTAAAGCAGAGTTTCCAGGGCAAACAGTAGAAATACAAGGACAGAAGTATTTAAAAACAGAAATAATGCCAGTATTATAAATAATAAAAGAAGGAGACAAACATGTCAAATAAAATAAGTGTTCAACAAAGAAAGTATTTTACTCAAAGAATAGAAGAAGCTATAGATGCTAAGATATCAGTTCTTAAACATAAAAATGCATCTAAAGTAACTGATCTAGGTAATAAACAATATGAAAACTATCTCAAAGAAATAGATGTATTTGATAAATTAATGAGATTTAATGTAATAAAACATGAAGCTGATACACTTTGTAGTACTTTAAAACAAATCTATGAAAATATTAAAAAGGCTTTAGATGTAAAAGGTTACAATAGTGACTGGCCTACTATATACAATGGATCAAGTTATGAAACTATAAATTCAGCATATAGAAAAGCTTGTGAAGAAGTTGCACTGCAAAACAGTAAAGGTAATGACATAGGAAAAGAAATAGAAGAACTAGAAAGACAGAAAAGAGCAGCAACAGATCTTCTTCATGGTATTAATGAACTTGATGGACTAACAACTGAAGTCAATAAAATATTAACTGGTGCAGGTGTACCACAACTAGGAGCTTAATATGTCTTTCAATAGTGATATAGATAAATTAAACAGAACAACCGAAACACTTTCATCTGTAATAAGAAATCTTAAAACATATCAACAGCCAAGCATAAATGTTAGCTCAGAAATATCAAGATGTAGAAATGAATTAGACTCTGCTAACTCAGCATTGCATGATCTTGAATTTGCAATAGATGAACTAGAAAAGAAACTAAGAGGAGAAGACTAATGAGTTTTGACATATAAAGCCTTGTGTTTTTGGGTAATTTTATACTAAATTATCAGGCAGAAAAGGGCTGCGTATTGCAGTCCTTTCTCGTCTTATCAAAAGGAGAATAAATGAAGTTATTATACTTTGACCTAGAGCATGGGTCTAAAACACTTGGTGGCCCCAAAGATGTACAGAAATTATTTGGCTACCCTATGCTAGAATCAAGTAGTTGGAAAGAGTTTGCTACAACTATAAAACAATTGTATAAACCATTCAAAGTAGTAGAAGAAGTGAAGATTGGCAATACAGTTGTTAAACAAGAAAAAACAGAAATTAAACCTGCTAATAACACAGAAATATCAGGGATAATAGTAGATACAGTTTCTGAATTATCTAAAAAATACCAAAGGTCTCTTACTCTTGAAGATGGTACAATGAAACTAAAAGAGTGGGGCAAACTAAAAAATAATCTAGATAAAATGCTTGATATGCTAACAAAGATACCAGGCATTGTGATTATGAATTGTCATAGCAAAACACAACATATGGATGATGGCACTACTAAACTCATACCATATATAGATGGATCAAGCAAAGAAGACATATCTAAATGGTTTGACTTTGTATTCTATACTAAATCTGTTACAGACTTAAAAGGTAACAGTACATTTATGTGGAGAACACAAAGAACAGAAAGATATGACAATGCTAAAGATAGAACTCAATTACTAGATGCAGAAATACCACAGGATTATAGATTAGTAATTGATGCAGTTAAAAAGAAAGGCTGGAATGGTGCAAAGATATTAATCATTGGTGCACCAGGTTCAGGTAAAACATATAGTCTTAAAACAATAAGGAAGGAATCTTAATGAAAACATTAACTATAAAGAAGACTACAGGAGTATCCTTTGGAGAAGGTTGGCATGAAGTAACTATGTCTAAAGCTGTTCCTGGTAAATACAATACAGGAGAAGGCACTAAATATTTAGATATATTCTTTGATGGCTATCCTGATAGCTTAAAACTTAGAATACATGAAAAGTATAATAAAGAAACTAAAGAAGAGTTTGCAGTATTAAACTTATTTAGATTCTCTAATTCAGGAATAAAAGAAGTCTTAGAAGGTAGTGATGGCAATACTACCATAGGAATAGATGATCAACCTGAAAACTTAGTAGGAAATAAAATGAATGTTTATTTCTACAAAAATGATCAAGGCTATACTAATGTTTCAGAAATAATAGCTCCTTCTGTATTCAAGAATGACTTGGAAGAGTTTGATGAAGCAGGTGTAAATAGAATGAAGCAATCTTGTGAAGAAAGAATAAAGAAATATCTTAACAATAGTCCTTCCTCAAAAAGCAACCCAGATCCTTGGGATTAAGATAAGATGAACCAAAAGAGAGGGGAGAGTCGCCAACTCCTCTCTCTACCATTTAGGAGTAACCATGATAAAAGAAGTTGCATTTGGTATTGCAAACAGACATCATTTTATATCTGAAGATGAATTAGGTAAATGGAAAGGCACTAAAGATACCTATGCTAGTCTATACAGTTATGATGACTATGTTCAAGAATACTACAAAAAGAATCAAACACTTGCAGGTTATGATGGTAAAATTTATATGCCAAAAGAATTTTACTTTGATGTAGATGGTGATAGTTCAGAAAGAGCAAGACAACTTACAATAGGTCTATGTGAATTTTTGAAAGACTTTGATGTAATGTACAGATTATATTTTTCAGGAACTGGCTTCCATGTAGGTGTATCACAAGGTATATTCAAATGGGAACCATCTAAAGACTTACATCTAAGAATGAAAGATTGTCTTACATCTAATGGTATATTTGATTTTGCAGATAGCTCAGTAGTAGATAAAACAAGAATTATTAGACTTACTAATACAAAGAATAGTAAATCTAATTTGTTTAAAATTCCTATATCTGAATCTGAATTACATACAGACATAGAAAATATTAAAGAACTTGCTACTAAAATGAGATTGCCTGATTGGTATCTAGTAGAAAATGAGGAAGAGACACCAGTCTTTGATATAATGAAAAGAATAAAAGTAGCATCTTCTGCACCAATAGTTACAACAAGCAGAACAGGTGATTCTTTTTATTATCCTTGCATACAAAAGATGTTAGAAGGCACACCATATGGATCAAGACACAATGTATCACTAAGAATTGCTGCATGGCTAAAAGATAGATATCCAGAACATGTTGTAAGAGTTGTAATGGAAGACTTTAGACAAAGAGTAGACATGCCTGATAAACCATTTCTAAAAAAAGAAATGGATACTATTGTAGAGAATTGTTATACAGGACATAATGGTAAAGGATATAGATATGGATGTGGTGATTCAGTTATGGATCATTTCTGCAATTCTAGTTGTACATTATATAGTTCAAAGAAAAGTCAAAAAGCAATAACTGCAGAAAATATGGAAGACTTGCTAATTGACTTTCTTGACTCTAATGTAGAACCTATCAACATTGGCCAACTATATAATCAAGACTTTCCTATTTATCCAGGAGAGGTACTAGTTATACAAGCACCACCTAAATCAATGAAGACAATGTTAATACAAAACTGGCTTTGTCAACTTAAAAGACCAACATATTTTCTTGAATTAGAAATGAGTTCAAGACAAATATACATGAGATTTCTACAAATACAAACAGGTATGTCAGAACAAGAAATACTTGACTATTATAGAAATAAAAAGAATGGTCTGCACAAAGATTTTCAGTGGCTTACATTTGATACTAATAACTGTCATCCATTTGAAATAGAAAAAAGAATATCATCATTAGCACAAAAACCTGAGATTGTAGTAGTAGATCATATGGGTCTGCTTAATACTAATCATAAAGATGCTAATATGAAAATGGAAGAAATATCAGAAGGTCTAAGAACACTAGCTATTAGACAAAATGTAGTAGTAATAACTGTTTCAGAAATTAGCAAAGGTGCTATCAGAGAAGGCAATGTAAATGACATATCTGCTTCAAGAGGTAGCTTTAGAATTGCATATTCTGCAAACAAAATACTATCACTGCATGCTGATAGAGATAAAATGGATGGTAATAGAATAAAAAGAATAAGAGTTAAGACTGTAGCTAACAGAGAAAAAGAACAACTAAATCTTAATCTTAGGCTAAATGGTCTAAACATGATACAGGAAGGATATTAATGTCAAAGAAAAGAAGTTTTATAGATATAACAACTGATATAGTAATGGCTAAAGATGACTTTAGCCTTACAGATCAAGAGATAAAAGAAAAATTAGCAGGTTTATATACTGAACTTGCTAGAAAAGAAGATGGTGTATATTGGTTCTATAAAAAACTAGATAAAGATATTGAGCTTGCTAAAGAATATAAAGAAAAGATAGAAGAAGAAATAAAGAAAAGACAGACAGCTCAAAAAAATCTAAAAGAACTAGTTATAGAAGCAAATATTTCTGTTGATAAAATGCCTAAATACTCTGATTTTAATCCAATAAAGATTATGGAATCAACATCTGTTAATATAGTAGATGAATCTGTAATACCACAAGAATATTGGGTAGAACACAGAGTAGTAAAGCTAGACAAAAAGAATCTACTCAAAGACCTAAAGAAAGGTAAAAAAATAGAAGGAGTAGAATTAAAGAAGAACCCTTATGTGAAAGGATTAAAGTAATGAAACAATTAAATGACCCATTTGCAAGAATAAAAAAAGTTCCATTGTTTGGAGATAATGTAAAATCTTCTGCATACTCAATACATATAGAAGATTCATTGAATTATGAAAAGCCATGGAATGAAGTAGGCATAGTAAGTAATGACTATATGTTAGTTAACAATAAAGAAATTACTGATATGGTAGAAAAAGTTATAGATTATTCAGATATAGATTTTAGCTTAGATAAAACATTTTTCAATGGAAAACAGTTTATCAGATGCTACAAAGCTGTAGATGAGATTGATGCAGAAGTAACTGTAGGAGATAATCTTGGTGTAGGCATTATGATTAACAACAGTTATGATGGTTCAACTGCAGGTAAGTTTTCTATATTTGCCTATAGATTATTATGTAAAAATGGCATGATGTCAAAGAATTTGTTTCAAAGTTACAGATTCAAGCATACTCATGGTAATGAAAACTGGGCAGAAGAAATGGAATCTGCAGCTGAAATAATTAAACATGCTGGTACTAATGTTAAGGATTTTGCAACAACTTGTAGTAAATTGACAACTGATAATATTACTATTAATGATATGGGTAGTATTAGAAATAAATTTATTCCAAAGATTGCAACATCAACTTTTGGTAAAATAGTAGATCAAATCTATAATGATGAATATTATACTGAAAATCAGAATATAACATCATGGGATCTTCTTAATGCTGGTACACATGTTTTATGGCATAAAGAAAAGCAAACAGTAGCAGATTACAATAACAATGATTATCTTACTACTGGTTTCTTGAATTATGCAAAAACATTACAAGAAGATAACTTTTTTGATAGATTAGAAAGAAACTAAATCAATAGTTAGTCTAAAACTATAGAGGGGGCTGGTAACTCCTCCTGTTTATCGATGAACATTTTAAGATATACCAGCCTCCATCTATTGAAAGGAGTAAATGAAAAAAAATTTTAACAAAAAATTAACTGTAAGACAATTAGAAGAAAGAACTAATGTATTAATGCAACAATTAATGGTTCTACAAGAAATGGTTGATATGGTTGGTGATAATTTCATAAAATATGTTAGATTTAAAAAAGATGAAAAAAGGTTTATGGCTTACATAAAGAAAGAGAGAAAACCTAAATCAGCAAAAACAGCAACAAAAAGAAAAGTAAGCAGTTAGGGATATCTTACAGTACAGCATCTAATAGATTAAAAAAAATGTTGTTCTTTAGTTTGGTTCAAAAACTAGAATTAAACTATTGTTTAAGATGTGATGAAAAAATAGATAACTACAAAGATTTATCTATTGACCACATAGAATCTTGGCTTGATAATTCTAATGATTTGTTTTGGGATATAGACAATATTGCTTACTCACATTTGTCATGCAATTCAGCTAAAGCAGCAACATCAATAAATAATCATCCTAGCTATGTTTCATATAGCATGGGTTGTAGATGTGATGCTTGTAAGCTGTGTAAAAAAATATACATAAAATATTGGAAATGGAAAACAGAATATGAAAATAGGTAACTGTATGATATGTAATGAAAATGTTTATATATTAAACTGTCATTATCAATGTCAAAATTGTGGTTATACCATGAATTGAGAAGAGGGACAAGACATTGATCAGGTTGATCAAAATGAAAGAGAAATAGTAAATGTCAAAGTTTCCAGAAAGAAAGATACAGAAGAAAAGAAAATCAAACAGCATATATAAAGACTCAAAAACATCTCATCAAAGAAGATTATCAATAGCTAAAAAAGCTTCTGGCAATTGCTGGTGGATAGAAGCTTACTTAAAAATGTATCCAAATAAAATAAAGAAGCAATCCTAACTTTTTGTGTTAGGGTTTAAAATAAGGAGAACAAGATGGCAGGAAGTAGATGGAAAGACCTAGGAACAGGTTGGTTAAATAGATGGAAAAAACATGATCCTAATGGTAAGAATAGTCCTTTCTTCAAAGGGACTGCAACAATAGAAGGTAAAGAAATGCTAATGACTGGCTGGATAAAACAAGGAAAATATGGAAAAGAAGATCAATCAGTCTTTATTAGCTTTACTGAAGAAGTAAACAGCTCATTAAAAAATGATATAGAAAAAGCAAAGGAAGTATCGTTAGAAGACTTGTTTAAATAATGGGCAGTCCTAAAAGTAGTAAGGCAAAAGGAAGAAAGTTACAAAATATGGTAAGGGATGCATTGAGAGATGCATTTCCTTCACTTGAAGAAGATGATATAAAATCACAAACTATGGGTATGACAGGAGAAGATATTGTTTTATCACCTGCAGCTAGAAAGTTAATACCTTATAGTTTTGAATGTAAGAATGTAGAAAGATTACAATTCTGGTCATCAGTAGAACAATGTGAAGTCAATTGCAAAGAAGAGCTCACCCCAGTACTTATAGTTAAGAAGAACAGAAAAAATCCTTATGCATGCATACCTATTGAAACTTTTATCACAATGATAAGGAAGTTGTATGACAAATCAAGAGTGGATAAAGACTAATAAAGATGTAGAAGAGTTTATGTATATCTTATTTAAGTTAGATAGTCCTTATGTCAAAAAAGAAGTTAAAGATAAAATGTTTGATTCTTTAATCAAAAGATTGCACAATAGAAATAAACAGATAAAGCTTAAAGATTAATCAGCAATCATATCTACAGCTTCTTCTACAGCGATTGCAGCTGGAGGAGGCAATGGAATAAATGGTCCTACCAATTTATTTGCCTTCTTCAGTGCATCTTCTTCTTCCATGTCTGTAGCAATACCTAATAATAAATACATTGTATCTAATGCAAATCCATAACCATATCCTAAAAATGGTATCTTTTTAAACTTATAAAATAAATCTTCTTGAACATCTTCTTCATCCCAATCTGACATCATAGCCATTAATATGTATAGTGGAGTACTAACTGTTAAAGATAATAAATCAGAACTTATTCCTGACATTATTTTAATAGCAAAAGTATTTCTGATAATAGGTAGTCTTCTTAAAAAAGGGCCTCCAATAGGACTAAACAAAACTAAATCCATAATTAAAGTCAAAGGTCCTTGCATCAAGATAAAATTTCTAAGTCTAGCTATGTCAGCATTTTTTTCCCAAGCTTTAGATGGATTGGTTAATGACATAGATGATCGTAGTTCTTTCATTGTATTAAATAAAGGATTGCCTTCTTTAATCTTCATTGATCTGTAGGCATCTCTAAACAATCTTGAATCATAACCAAATTTTTGTTGTGCCCATATGGTAAACTTTGTGTTTATACCACCTGCAAACCTACCTATTTCACCTATATCTTGATTAGATAATCCAAAGTCTAAAACTCTAGTCATCTCTCTACCTATTTCTATAGCTTGTATTTTGTCTTCATTTGTCAATTGATTGTTTTGCAATTTAAAATAAAAGTCTTTATCTAAAATGCCAGCATTAATAGCTAAATCAATACCTATAACAAAACTATGGGATCTTAATTCTTTTTCAGATCCACTCATTGTAAATGTAGTTCCTAAAACATCTAACATAGTTTTATTTATGCTTTCAAATGTTTTGGCAGGCAAACTATTTATTTTTCTTATAGCTTGTTTAAATAATTTATATTGATCCTCTGTAATATCTCTTATAGGATAAGCTTGATACTCTTTAGTTATAGCCCAGTTAGCCCATCTATCAACTATTTTCTTTAACTTTTTTTCTCTTAATGTTCTTTTTCTAGTCTTTAAATCTTTATAGGCTGGTATGTTCTTAGCATTAATATAACATTTATCTCTAAATATTTTTTCAGCAGCTTTTTTAGACATACCTTTATTAATATTGTTCCAATATTCAAACTGTAATTCAGTTATAGCTAAAGCATTTTCTAAAGATATATTATCTCTTTGAGTTAAATCTTGAACTAAACTATTAGAAAAGAAATCACCAAAGTCTAATATACCTGAGTCCTGAATTATAGAATCTAAACCTTCTTTATAAGAATTTAAATTGTCAGATGCTTGAGAATATCTTTTCCATCCTACATGTATAGCTTTTTGCAATGTAGCTGTTTTATTTAATACAGCTGTACTGTAACCACCTAAATATCTACCTGTAATAGCTGCACTTATTGTTCTTACATATCTATCTAATTTATACTCATCAACTTTAAATGGTAATTTTTTAAAAAATCCTTCATAAACATTTCTTAAACTTAAATCAGCACCAAACACATTAGCTCTTGCCTCTGGTTTGTGCAAAGTAGTATCATATAAACCTAATATATAATCAACCACTTCTTTATTGCTACCATCTAAATTAGGATCAGCTTGTCTTACAGCTCTAATAGCTTTCCTTGCTAGCTTACCTCTTTCTAGTGTAGAATATAAATTAGTTAAGTAATCACGATACAATGAAACATCATCTCTTGATTCTCTAATGTCAATAGAGTTTGTAATTCTTCTAAAACTTTTAGCATCATTACTACTATATATTTTTCTATGCCATATAGGATCTTCCATAGCTTCATCTAACTTGCCTAATGTATTTTCTAGTCTAGCTAAATTAGCCTTAGCTTCATCAAATTCTTCAAGCAGTGGCTTTCTATCTTTGACAGGAGTATTTTTAATCTTGTCTTCATAATTATTTATTAATTCTTTATTATCATTAATCATTTCATCATAGTGAAATCTTAAATCTTCATTCTGATAAATAGTAGGGAAACTATTTTTTCTTTCTTTTAAATTAACAAGACCATTTTCAAATACATTTAAAATAACTGTCTTGCCAAACTTGTCATGTAAGTACTTACCTATTCTTCTATCATTAGGATCTTTAATCCAATACTCACCTTTATTATTTACAGCATTAAAATCCCCTGTAATAAAAGCTATTGTTAAAGATTTGTAAACTTTAGGATCTTTTATCTTAGGTAGCCATGTAGTAAGCTCTGTTCTAAGCTCTGAATCTAGCTTTTCAAATTCACTTTTAACATTATTAAATACAGAGCTATGTATCTTTCTAGCCCTAGTTATTTGTTCTTGCAATACTTTAATTTTTTCAGCTGATAATTTTAACTTATTTAATTCTATAGCTTGCAATACAAACTTAACTTCTTTATTTGTTTTACCATAACTTAAAAATCTTTTAACAGCTTCAGGATCTTTCTTTATCTTATTGAAAAATGCTTTATCTGTTTTATTTAATGTTTTACCTAAAACATAATCTGAAAACAATACTTTGTTTTGAAAGTCTTTAACTTTGTCATTAGTAGATGTATATCTCCATACATTATACTCTTTATCAAAAGTATAATACTCAGAATTAGTATATCTCTTATCATTAGGATCTGAACTTATTCCAACAGAAGAGTTAATCATTATTGTTCCATTTTCTATTGACATCCAACCACTCATTATTCTACTAAATAACTTAACAGCTTTTAATCTATTTTCATCATCTTGACCAGGAACTCCAGCTATATTCTGGACTTGTTGATAAATATCACTCATCTTTTTATTTGTAGGATTACCCATATATTTAGATATGTGTTGATTAACAGATACTAAAAATGTTTCTACTGCATTAACAATAACTGCTATAGCTCCAGTTCTATCTTTCCATCTCATATTTCTTGGTGTAGATAAACTAACCATAGCATTGCCAAAAGATCCTGTAAAGTTTTCCTTAACTTTTGCATTTTCAAATGCTATTAACTTGTGATAAAATTTGCCTATAGTATTGATAGGTAATGTGTCTAAAAATATATTACCATTATAATTACCTTTAATTCCTTTTGTACTAGCTGATATGCCTTCATATTTAAAGTCTTTAGAAAATATTTCTAATATAAGCTTATTATTAAGAAGTGTTTGTATTTTAAATATTGTAGCTAATTTCTTTGGCTCTTTTTGACCTTTAAGCTTTTGATTAAGCAACTTATCTAGTTCTTTTTCTGGGATAGCAGTCTTGCCATATTGTTTTACTATTTCATCTGCTATATTTTGGAATACTTTTTTTACATCTTTTGTTACAGGAAACTTAGTATTTATAGTATCTTTAATAACAAAATTAGTATTTATAGAATCACTTGACTCACCTTTAATTGTATCATTAATTGCTTTACATGCTTTATATATCATTAACAAAGCCTTTCTTTTGTTTGATCTAAAGCTAAATCTTTCATTTCTTTATCTGTTGGCTTTCCTGTAAGTTGTTCAGTAAATGCATTATAATACTTTTTAATTGTAGGTTGATGTAAATATTCAGATGGTATTAGTTGATCAAGCTTAGTTGTATGTTTTAACACAGATAATGTAAACACTTCTAATCCTTCTTTACTAGCATTTTTAACAGATTCTAAACCAGCAATCTTTTGTCCAGGCAAAGCTTTAACCCTTATGTCTACTAACTTTTCATTAGCCTCCCAACTCATAGGTTGAATTGGTCTTGTGTTTAACTTATCAGTCATTAAAGCACTCTCTGTTGCTTTTACTACAGCTTGAGCATATGTATATGCAGAATTGAATTTATTACCCATCTTATCTTTTAGTTCTTGAAGCCTATCATCATATTTTAATTTGTCTAATGCTTGATTGTGAGCAGCTTTATATTCATGAACTGTAAATTTTGTAGGAGTAACTCTTGAATCACTATTAATATTAGACTGATATTTATAAAATATTTTGTTAGGTAAAGTTACAACTTCTTCTAATAAACCTACATTATCTTTAAAATTACCTAATATATTTGCTTTATCATCAAAATATTTTTTTCTATCTGCAATAAAATCATTATAAAATCCACTTGCATTTAATAATGCTTCTACATCTAATCTTGCATCTCCATCTGTAATGTCCCTTATTTGAACAGCACCTTTGTACTTTTTATAAATTTCACTATTTATTGCTTTATAAGGTGAAAAACTAAATATTCTTTTTTGTTTGCTTTGCTTAAATCTTAATGACAAAGGAACACCAGTAGCAGTTTCTTTGTATAAAACTGATCTTAAATTGTTTATATTGTATTTCCATTCTTTTAATAATAAAAATTTAGGATTGTCTACAGCAGCTTGAAGATATATTCTAAGCAATCTATCAACACTCATTTCTTCACCAAAAAAATTAACTTTATCATTTATACTATAACTAACACCATCAACTATAAAACTATTTATACTATTTTTCATTAACCCATAAACTGTTTGTGTGCTAGCTATTTCACCAATAGCTGTATTAGAATAAACCATAGCTTCTATTATTTGATTTCTATCTAATGGATGAGCTTTATTAATCTTTTTCTTTTTAATATACTTTTTTAAGTCAAGACCTTGTATATTTTTTTGATACTCTCTAGATGAAAAGTAATCTTTAAAGTCTTGATCTAATTCTGTTGGAACATTGACTAATATAAAACTATCTCCATCATAGTCACCTTCCATGTTTCTAAAAGTCATACTGTGATGCAGTTGTACTGTACCTTTTACATCATGTACTCTTTTAATTCTTAAATAATTAGAACCACCAGAATATGCAACAGGGCTTCTATAACCCAGCACTCTTATATCTTTAGTCTTTAAATAGTCATTAATAGTTTTTATTGGAGTATTTTTATTAAAGCCAGCACCTTTTATCTTATTTAAAATAAAGTCTTTGTCTACAGCTATTTCATTTACATCTAAGTCACCTGCATAATTAGGAGCAAAGTCTAATATTGCACCTGGCTGACCTGCTAAATTAAATGCAGGGCTAAGTATTTTACCTTTAGCTATTATTTCTAATGGACCTATATTTTGTGGATGCAATCCTCCACCTATTTGAACATTCTTATTTAAAGCAGGGCTCATTTCTTCGCCATAATCTTTAACAAGAACATTAGTAAACTTTTTTAAAGTCTCAGGATTTTTAGTTGCATTTATAAAAGTTCTGATTAATCCATATGATTTACTTTTAGGTCCAGCATATTGATCTACAAGCTTATTGATAAAATCAGTATCTACTACATGATTCATCCATTGTAATGGAAACTTAACATTAGTTCGTTTCTTTGTAGACATTTTTACTAAACCAAATGCTGAGCCAGGAATAACAAACTCTTTATTATTAAACTGACCACTTGCCATTTTAGCTTCATCATTTGTCATAATCATATCTATAACTTGACCATTCTTATCTATCATGTCTCCATTTTGATCTACTTTAGCTACAAACTCATTGCCTTCATATATTTCAAGACCAGCTTCAGGTACACTATGTTGATGCTTTAACATTATCATATCAACATCTTGTAGTGGTAGTCTTTTATTGTTCTGTATTTGATTTCCAACATGATACATAACAGATTTAATTTTACCTATCTCAGGATCAAGTCCATATATCTTTGCAATTTTTCTAACATAGCTTCTACTTGTAAGAGTATTTCCGTCTCCAATATGTGTACTACCTAAGTCTTTAATATTTCTAATACCATTAACTTTTTTACCATTAAATCTAAAATTAATACTATTAGACATTAAATCACCCTTACTGTCTTTTATATTTATAAATCTAGCTTTTGCATCTGGAGTTTCTGTTCTTCTAAATGTAGGTGTGAGTGGAACTTTAATTCTTTTTAAAACTTCTGCAAAGTCATAAGTAATCCAACCTGGTATAAATTTATTTAAATAATCAAATGTAGCTAATGCATTTTCTCTTAATTCTTTTTTAGTTATTGTTTGATATTGTTGTAATAGCTTTTCAGCCTCTTTACCTTTTCCTAAATATCCTAAATCATAAAATGATTTAAATGCATTGTTATATGATTTGTCATTACTTGCTAGTTTAATATGTCTATCATTAATAACACCTAATGCAATTTTTCCTGAATCACCTCTGCTAAATAAAGGTACAACTTTAACATTTTTACCTTTATGTTTTATTGTCTTTCTGGTTAAAGCAGTTAAGTCTGCTAAATTTAAAAAGCTATATGATTTTTTAGCTACTGGATTATTATTGCTATCAAAATTTGATTGAACAAAAAAGTCTGAATCATTAATAAATAATATATCTTCTAATGCTTTAGATATATCTTCATTATTATGAGATATAAATCCTACAGTATTTTGTTTTTTACTTTTCTTGAATCCTGATGTAGACTTTGTACTATAAGTCATAGACTCAGATTTAATTTTCTTTAATGTATATTTGCCTTGATGCTTAACTAATGACACATCTGTTATTGCATTATTTTCATCATCTCTATTAGTAGAAACTTGACTTACAATAAATGAATAAAGATTATTTAAATTAATATTATCAGGTTTAACATTTAATTTATTATTTTTAGACTGTATTAAAGGCAATGCATGATTTGAATACCAAGTATTATAATCATTAGTAGTAATGGCTTTTAATAGTGAGTTTCTTTCCTTTATGCTAATAGGGACACCTAATAAGTTTAAACTTCTATCTATAGCTCTTTGTATGCTTTCTCTTGCATCTACCTCAGTATCATCAATAGCTACATCATTATCTCTAATTGCATCAGCTTGTTCAGAGTTTTCTTGTAATATAGATTTTTCATCTATATCTACCTGTTGATACTCAGGCTTACTAACATTCTTTAATCTTTTTAAATCAGATTCTTTCATCTCATAACTATAGAATCTTTCAGATATAAGATCTGCAACCTCTTTATCAGTCATAGCTACTTTAAAAAATCTTTTTAATTCATTTTTAAATTTTCTAAGCCATGTTTTAAACTTTGATTTTAAACTTTTATCTTTCATTTTATTAGCATAATACTCACCCATGTATTGCACTAACTTTTCTTCACTACCAAATCTTTTTATACCTTCTTTAACTGATCTACTATCTTTCATTATTTTAATATATATATGCCCATATTCATGAGGTATAGTATCTATAGTAGCCTTACCCTTAGACCATTCTACAGCATTGCCAAAGGCTCTTCCTGCAACTTCTCTACCATCTTCATCAAATACTTGTTGTAGTCCTTTGGCTTTTACATATCTAAACTTTTTACCTAATCTTTTTTGTAGTCTTTCAGATAGCTCTTTATTATCTGATAATAACTCTCCTTTTTTAGCTTGCTGATACTTATAAACTATTTCGTTATCTTTAAAAGTGGCTTGAAAAATTTCTTCAGCAGTTTTTCCTTTAAACTTATCTGTTATAACAAATTTGCCTCCTACATATTTATTATCTTTGTCTCGGTAAGGCTTAATAATTCCTCTTTCTTCTAACCTATCTGCAATTATATTGCTTCTAGCATATCTATAATCAACTTTAGGCTCTTCTAAATCTTTTCTTAAATTTAATAAACCTGTTTTAGCTAATGCCTTTACAGCTTGGGCTCTAGCCCTCATTCCCCAAGAATCACCTTTTTCCCAATCTGATAATTTTTCTGTTATTACTTTCTTCTTTTTTGGTTTTTCAACTGTATCTTCAACTTTTCTTTCAGCTTTTCGTTCATCTAAAACTGCCTCCATTGCAGATGCTTGTTCTTGCAATATAGATTTTTCTTCTTTTAAATTTTTTATTTCCCTATTTCTTTTTGCATCAGGTTTAAAACCTGGATATTCTTTTTTCAAATGATCTTGAATTTCTTTATTTTCTTTTAACTCCTTGTCTATATCTTTTATTCTAGCTTGTATTTCATTATACTTAATTTCATCAGGAGATAATTGTTTCTGTTGCCCAGATTTATCTTTAATTTTGATTTTTGAAATTTGATTTATAGGAATACCAGTTTTAGATCCTTCAACTGTTACATATCCATCATATAATCCAGTAATTTTTCTAGGAACTTTAAATTGATCTACACCTTCTGTTGTCCATTGAACTGTATCTCCAACTTTTATTTCAGGTTTATCTTTAATAAATTTAGCTTGTTGCTGTGTACCTTCTTTAGCTTGAACAGGCTCTGCTGTATCATCTATTAAATCAGGATTTTGTTCTATAACATCATTTAAATCTTCTTGATCTTTTATTTCAATTATTTCTTCATTAACAACTTCTACATTTTCATTATTTATAATTTCATCAATTGAAGCACTTTGATTAACTTCAGCACTTTCTATGCCTTGACCTTCAATATCAGATAAAATAACATCATCTGCTTCTATATCTTTATCGGTTAATACTTCTTGTTTAACAACATCTTTTAATTGATTTAATATATCATCAGTTAAAGTTTCATCTCTAAAAGCTTCTACTTTTTTAACAAACTGCTCAGGATCAACACCATGCAATGCATCAACACCTTCATTTATAATTTTATTTACATGATAATTAATTCTTTTAGGAGTACCACCATCATTATCATAAATATTTTCAATAACTTTCTTTTCATTTTGAGCAACACCTTTGTTTCCATAAACAAGCTCACTAATACTTACAACATCTCTATCTCTTGCTGGAGTTTTGTCTTCTTTTTCTACAACTGTATCTTCTATTATTTGTCTGTTTAATTCTTTTTCTTTATAATTATTTAGCAACCTTTTAGACCTTGCAGCATTTAATATACCACCACCTAAGACACCTACACCACCTGTTAAAATAGTTCCAGCTAATGCAGATAAAGCACTTTCTTTTGTTTCAGGTGAACCAGCTGATTCTATAAAATCATTTAAAAAACTACTAAAGGCTTTTTCAGGATCTCCATCATATTTTTTATATACATTAGCTAATAACTCTTGATTAATAGATTGTGTTGCCTCTGTAAGTGCTTCTGTTACAGCTACAGAACTAACTTTTGCAGTTCCTGTTACAATAGCATTGTCAATAAATTTATTTGCTAATCTTGGAATTAATAACTTTTCAGCACCTTCTTTAACTCCAGCTACTTTTAATAATTTATTAATACCATAATATTCCAATAATCCATTACCAACAGCTGTAGCTATAGCTGTATTTGCTGCAGTATCTACAGCTTTATAAGGTTCTATACCTTTTTCATCAACTAAATATTGCATAGCTTCAGCATATGCACCAGAGCCTTCCATTGCACCCATAGCTGTAATTCCCATAGCTTGAGAACCCATTCCTATTGCTCTTGCTGACATTCCTGCTGCTTTAAGAAATGCACCTGCTCCAAATCCTGTCCCCATCATGGCTGCAACAGATGGTGCTAAATCTGTTACACCTCTCATCATCATATCAAAATTCCAAATATTATCAATAGACATTGGAGTATCTTGCTGCCATTGAAGATAAGCTTGTATTCCTGGATCTTCTTCTATCCATTCATCTTGTTTTTGTTTTGACCAATCTCTTAAACCTTCTGACCATCCCATTACAACCTTTTGATCATCTGGCATCATAAAACTAGAAGCTACACCTATTGCTGCTTGAGGAATTTCTACACCCATAGACTTCATATTAAACCAAGTTTTGTTTAAATGATCTGAAAAGTCTGGGTTAAAATCTGGTTTTGGAGATTCAACATAAGGTTGATATTCAGGATAATCTGTAAGTACTTTATCAACTAATTCATTATCATCATATGATGCATATGTATCAGGATATTTTTGCCTTACTATATTTGCAAATTCATTCCTTGTAAAGCTTGACATATAAATGTCCTATTCTTGCAGGCCTAATAATAAATCTTTTATAATTCTATTATTCATTTCATCCATAGTTTCACCAATTCTAGGCAACTTTGTACTAGTAATTAAATCTTGTAAATCTACTGGACTTGATTGATCTCTAAATTGTTGTGCAAATTTTACAGGAAAATCAGGCTTTGGCCCTTCTTTTGTTGTAAATAATTGAGAAACTTCTAAAGGTGTTTGCAAACCAAACCCTAAGCTTTCAACTGCTGACATTGGATTTGAATCTATATTAGACAAAACTGTTAAAGGAGCATTGTCTCCCTCTTGTAAATTTCTTTTTGCAAATTGGTTGTCTAATATATTTGTTATTTTTCTTTGATTTTCTTCAATATTGTCTTCAGTTTGATTCATTGTTGGCTTAGAAGATAAATCTAATCCTAATCCACCTATACCTTTCCCTGTTTGTGTTTTAGAATTTTTATTTATTAAATCAGATTTAATACTATTCATTCTGTCATAAAGCTCTATTTGTACTAACATTAAATCAACTCCTGATTTTTCAGATCCTCCAAAATCAAGCTTATTTTGAACACTTTCTTTCCTTAATTCTTTTAAAATATTATTAAAATACTTTTGTTTATTACCTGAAACAGATGATGCATTATTATAAGCTTTAATATTTTTATTAAGAGCAGGTGCTTCAGCCATAAAAAAATCTTCATCTATGTGATATTCAACTAAAGATATAATATTATTTTCAATATCATTTTTTCTTCTTAAAAATTGTTTTACACCTTCTTCAGTGTTTAAGTTCATAGCTTCAGCAGCAGGCTTGCCAGTACTATAATCAAAAGAATATTGACTTAAAAATTCTCTACCTTCTTTTGTTCCTCCTAAAGTGCTTTCTATTGAACCTAATCTAGTATAGAAATCTCTTATTTCACTAGTTACACCTTCATTATATTTTTTGCTACCTACAGCATACTGATTAGTTTCTGAAGCCATTTTTCCAAAAATTTCAGCTGTTTCCATATTTATTTTATTTATACTTGCTTCTGTTTTTTTAATATCTAGTAAAGATTTTTTTAATTCTAAAACTTCTTTTTCACCAGGTGCCATTGAAATAAAGCCAGCATGTTCTGCTGATCCTACCTGATATGGATTTTCCATTTTTTCTAAAAACAAATTAAAGTCTGCTATACTTTTAATGCCATCATTATTTAAATCTGTTACTTCTTTAGACCTTGATCTTCCTGTTTGCATCCCAACAAGCAATTTATCTAATTCAGCATTTTGGCTTTGTCTTAAATTTATTTCATTAGTTAATGCTCCCATTAAGTCTAATTCTTTATTATACTCATCAATGTCAGTATTTCTTGAGCTATTAACTTTATTAATATAGTCATTCATTAAAGCATCTTTGCCACTTGTCTTTTCTAGTTCATTTATATTGTCAGCTAAATTAAACCCAATATTTGCATCTGTTAAAATTTTTGATTTGTTAGCTATTTGAGTATCTAAATTACTTATTTTATCAGTTGATAGCTTTAATAAACTTGCATACTCTTGAGATTCTTTATTTATTTTAGCCTTTTTTTCTAACACATCTAACTCATGCAGTCTATTTTTTTTAGCTTCATTGGCTCTAGCTACCATTTGTGGCAACTGATATTCTAAAAACATTGCTATAGGATCCATATTCTTCATTAAGCTATTCTTTCAAAGTTTACATCTACTTTATTATAATCTACCATGTAATATCCATTATTGTCTAATATAGCTGCATGTGGCACTTCTTGAGCCATAACACCTCTATATCTACCTTCACCATATTTTTTATTAATATAGTCAAACTCATATATATTTAATCCTGATTTAGATTTTCCTACTTTAACTACATTCTTTTTTAATTTAACATCAGATGAACCCCAATTACCTGGATTGTAATCTGTATTTACTGGAATATAACAATTGCCATTTACATCTGTTTCCATGCCTAATGCTTCACAATCAGCATTAGTATTGCCACCTGTATCCCCACCTGTTTCAGAAAGAGGGTTTCCATCTGAATCATAATAAGCAGCAGCACTATTACAATCTACACTGGCTCCACTTATATCAGTACAATTACCTCCACCATAACTTTCTTCATCATCACATATATCATTTCCATCTAAATCTTCACAACTTTCTTCACTATATTCTATAATATCTTGCAAAACAGTTAACATACTTGTAATATCACTTTGATATCTATCTCTAGCAGATTGAATAGATGTAGCTTCTGCTAATGCTGAATCTGTTAAAGCTGTTTGATAATCCTCTTCTAACCCTGATCTTATATCTCCATATCCTGACATTAAATTTCTTCTAATTACATCAGGCAATGTGGTTCCTCCAAAGCCTGACTGGCCTGATCTGCCTTGTGCATACATATTAGCTAAACTAGATCCTATTTGACTTTGAGCACTTGATATACCTCTATCTAATTGTTGGCCTGATTCAAAGTCTGATTGTTGTCTTTGTAGACCAGCTAACTCTTCAGATGTAGTATCATATTCAGATAAATAAGGAAATGCTTTTTGATAGTTTGTTCCAAAAAATTCTATTAATAAATTGTTTAAATTTTCATCTTGACCACTATAAGGAGTAAATTGGAATCCTTCATCTGGGAAAAGATTATTTATGTCATCTGGTGTTATAGGACCTCCATTAGCTAATTTTTTTATTTTTAATGTTTTAAATAAATTTTTCATATTAAGATGTTAACTTTCCTGTCATTGGATCAAATTCACCTGACTTTAAAATCTCACCTGTAAATGGATTGTAAGTTGGACTTTCAGAGGTTAATCTTCCTGTAAATGGATTTATTTTAAAATTAAATTGTGGGAAATTAAAATTATTTATAGGTACTAATTCTCCTGAATCTGGATCTAATTCAAATTTTATATTGTTTTCTCTATATTTATCTACTGCTTTTCCTACAAGACCTTCACCTTCAATTAATTCAGTAATATTTTTTCCTATAGTTGTATCTGCAAGTTTTTCTCCTACCATATCACCTAATTTTTTTGTTCCAAATTTTATAACAGGATTAGCTATAGAGCTTATAAATTGCTGTTGATTTAAAGCTTTGTCTGCTTGTGAAATACTATCTAACAATTGATCTTTTTCTTTTGTCATTAATCCATATTTTAAATCAACATTACCAGCATCGCTATCACCTGCCAAAGCTTCACCTATTTCTCTTCCTGCATAACCTGTAAGCATTTTTACACCTACTAAGCCAGCTGGCCCAAACATAGATCCAAACAATATTGGTGCTGCATATTCACCTAAAAATCCACCTATAGCAGAAAACAAACCTTTTTTCTTTTGTGATTCTTCTGCTTCTCGTGCAGCCTCTTCTAACTGTGCTTGCTCTTCTTTTAAATGTTTTTTTAAATACAGCTGTCCTAAACTAGACATTTTCTCTCCTTTGCATCAATATTAAAATACTATATGTTATAAGTATATACAATTGAATTTTATGTGTAATATCCGACTACTGTAGCTGAGCAATAATATACAGCATTTGTTGGGTCAAAATAAATTTGCAATATTTCACCTGCTGAATAACTATTTGTTTCACCACTAAAGTCCCAAGTATAAACATTGTATAAATTAGTTGTATCATATCCTGTATCATTTACATTGACTGTAACTGCATTAGATATAAAACTACCATTTTTAGCTAGTCTAATATCTGTATTGCCTGGATGTACTGCAGTATTGGTTGTTCTGGTCATATTCATATATACAGTTGTTATTTTTAAATCATATGGTACTATAAAAAATACATCATCGTTACTAAAATCTATTAATGAAGATGCTTCATTTTGACCAGATACCAATGGCATATATCTTGCAGCACTACTACCTTGATACCAACCACAATCTACAAAAAACTGACCATTTACACTAACATCAGTACCTGCATCATTTGTAAACATTAATTTATTAGGTGTACTATTTTTAATCCATATTTGACCATATGAAGAAGAGTCAGATACAGCATTTGCAGACTCTTTAATTTTAATAGGCAAATCACTTGTTAATTCACTGTCTTTAATAAAAAAAACATCACTATCATCTTTTACAAATATTAAATCATTACCATCAGAATATATTTTATCAACATTATCATAAGTATTGAATATTATTGCATTTTGTGTTGTAAGATTTACATCTTTAGCTGTAGAAATTCTATCTCCTGCTTCATCTAATGTCAACATTTTGTCACCACCAACATACATATCTAATACATCATCAGAAGACTCTTGTATATAAGTATGACCTCCACCAGCAGCATTGTCAAAAAGAAGTTTAGATGTAGCTCTTAAAGCTGCATCTCCTGTACCATGTATTCCAAATACATCTATATATGAGTTAGCTGTAGAATTTGATGATCCACCTGCCAATGTAGTTCTTAAATATATGCTTCCACCTACTGCTGTGCCTGTGCCTTGACCACCTTCTAATATTAGCCTATATCCTGCTAAATTAGTACCTGTTCTTGGATTTATAGTAACATATGAATGTGACCCATCAAAACTTAAAGTGTTATTATTTAAACTAATTGTTCCATCTGCTATTAATTGACCTAGCAAAGTAATTATAGCATTTGTATCGTTTCCTATATTAAAATTTCCTGATATAGCAGATAATTGAGATACAAGACTTGTAGAATCTAAAGACACACTAACTCTGCCTTCTCTTGTTTTTGAAACTGTTAATCCACTTAAATCTAATATTTTTACATTTCTAATTCTTGCCATTAAAAAATAACCTCAATACCTTCATCTCCTAAAGTAACTCCATGCCATTTACTTTTATGTTTAACATATAATCTTAATCCAACATTAGTAGATCTAACAGTCATTTCTCCTTCTTCTCCTTCAGATGGCATAGGAGGACCATGCTTAATTTTCATCTTGTCCATTTTTTCATTAGACAATCTTTTATATATTCTATCTTCAGTTGATATAGCCATTATTCTTTAACTATTTTTGGTCTTAGTGGCCTATAATATATTTGAACATCTCTTAGTTCAAAATTAGATGGCACATCTGCAGCACTATCTTGAGTTGCTGTTCCTTCTAGTTTTAATTGAATAGATTTGCAAGATATAGGACTAGCTGGTTGCAGTAAACCAGATTGATAATTACCTGCATCAGTTATGCTAAGAGCTGATATTCCAAAGCCTGAAAAACTAGATGTATCAAGCTCATTAACTACAAAAACTAAAACATAATGTTGTAAAGTGCTTAATGTATTTACTGTTTCTATTTCATAAGAAATGCCTTCAAATATTTCTATAGAATCAGATGACACTTCACCTGCACCTAGGCCCTTTAAGGGCATAGATGTTGGAAAGGTAGTAGTATCATTGCTATCATATGTGCTCATAGCTGTAACATCTACTGCTGTGCTTGCACTACCCCCTAGAGATAGCAATCTAACTTTTCCCCCACCTCCATTTCTAATTAAAGAATTAAACTTTATTAAAACTTTATTATTGTTTGGAGGTTGAAATGTATCAGTTTTAAATCCTGCTATATGTGTAATAATGCCATTTGGCAATTTTAACAATTGCAAACTACTAGAATTATTCCACATTCCAACCAATATTCCTACAGGACCACTTAAAACAACATTATCAACTCTAGTATCTGCTGCTCCTCCAGTTGTAAAATAAATCATAATACCATTAGCATTGGCTGTAGGAGTAAATGTTGCACTTTTAGATCCTGTTGTGTAACTTGCTGCATTGACAAAAGTAGTGCTACCTGTACTATCTTTTATAATTATTGTAGCAGTATTAACACTTACATCAAAAGCCAATGTATACTCTTGTCCTGCTATTATAGTATTTGAACCTATAGTATATGCAGCTGAGCCAAAGGTTGGAGACTCAGCACTAAAATCATAAAATATTTGATTACTATCTATACTTGCATCACCAGCAACTGTCCATCCAGAAGAAAATGTACTGTCAGATAATAAAGTTTGAGGAATATGTGTAACATAAGAAGTGCCATTATATTTAGGAGTCCAATATCCTGGAGCATAGCTAACAGCCTTTTGAGTAACCATTGCATCACTATCTGCCTCAATTATACCACTACTATTATTTAGACCTTTGTTATTTTCAAAAGTTTCTCCTATTGTATCATTTCCATTTATAGCATAATATGCTTTTAAATTAGTTGCAGAATCAGTTTTAAATGTTAATCCTACCTTGTAAACTTTTTTAACTACATTTGGATCTCCAAAATTTATTTCTTTTGTAACTAATGCAGCTTCAGCTTTTTTGCATGGAGTTCCATCCCATATAAATAATTGCTTAGCTCCAAGCTTATTTCCTCCAGTATCAGCTGGTGCACTAGCAGAACCATCATATATAACTTCAGACCCTCCATTTGTAAAATTATAAGCTGAACTTAAAGCATATAATTGTCCTGATCTAGAATTAATAAAGTTACTAGTATGTGATCTTGTTTGTAAAGAATTAACTCCTAAACTCCAAGAATTTGTATCAAATGAATATATCCAACAATCATTATTAACTGTTGATTCATGATGTATATTTAATCCTACAATAAGCTGTCTATATCTAGGCAAATAACCAATTGAAGGGATAGACTTAGGGTCATTGTCATCTATAACCCATTTCATTCTTGATGCATAAGAAGATACATCATCTGATGAAACTAATTTATCTTCTATTAAATTTCTTAACTCTCCATTTAAATATATCCAACAGCCATCAGGATTGACCCATACAGGTCCAAATGATGTATTTGTAGCTTGTGTTGGATGTTTTATACCATTATAATAATATACATGTTCTACAAACTCACCACCAAATTTTCCTACATTATATACAGATGTAGAGGCTGTTTTATAAACCATTAGCTTGTCACCAGCTGCCAAAAGCTTAACTATAGCATCACCATCATCTGCACCAATATCTATAAAATGTGATTCAGGAAATGTATCATATTGAGGTTTGCCATCTAAATTTATAGGTGATCTCATGATTCTATCATTATGTCTAACACCATTAACTATTACATTTCCTATATATGCTCTTTTACCAACTATAGCCATAGTAGAATAACTAGCATCTAATGATTCAAATGGTTTGTATCCATTAATGTCTTCATATGTTAAAAACTTAGGAGGATCATCAAAAGAAAATCCATCTGTTGTTATATTGCTTACATTTGGGCATTTAAATTTTCTACCTGCTGTAATTTGTGTCCAAGAAGTAAAAGCTTCTTCTCCTGATTTTCTGCAACCTTCAGAATAATCAAAGTCCATTAAATGATACAATATTCCATTTCCATCTTCTGGATCAGAAAAATAAATTCTACCACCTGTTATTCTAGGATTCATTTTTGCACCATCTGCAGAAACATCAATACCTGTATTATCATCATTGGCATCATCTGCATCAGAATAAACAATATATAAACAAGTATATAAAATTGTTTTATCATCATTTATAGTTACAGTTCCCATATTATAAACATTTGATTCTTGACTACCATCATATATATAAGATATATAAAAAGTATAATCTTGAGCTAACCATGTGCCTGTCCCTGTATCTATACCTACTGTAAATTCAATTCCATCTGTTCCATCTAAGCCAGGAGCTGTAACACTATCTGTGTCAATAGTCTCCATGACAACTTTTCCTGGAGCTTCAGATCCTAAAGTTTGACTGTAAGTAGATGCTGAAGGAGTTAATATTTTAGCTGTATCTATATACCATCTTTTATGATTAATCCAAAAATCTGTATTTGTACCAGTATAGCCAAATAGTTTTCTTTCAATATAGCCAAAAAATCTTCTTTGAAATGTTGTATCAAATATAGGTGCTGATGTTGCCCTTAAAGCATTTTCAGCAAAGAAATATATTGGCTTCACATAAGGATAACTACTATCTCCAGCACCTATATCTATTCGTGTTTGTAGCCATTTGTTATTATGTCCATCATATATTTTAACATATCTATTATCTTGTACTACCCAATAGTTTATACCACCATCAACTTGTGTTGGAACACCATTAACCTCTAAGACATTAGTAGATGAAATTGATGTTTTTTCATGATTAAAATAATATAATCCATAGCCAGAATTTTGCAATGTATCAGATGCAGCTTCTAATTTTATTCCATCATTATTTGTAAAAGTAGCACTTTCTGAAACATCACTACCATCAGCAGGCAAGTCAACATCACCTATAACATTAGCATTAATAAAACGACCTGCAAGTTTTAACTTCCCTTTCCTACTAGGAAGAAAAGAAACTAAACTTGCAGCTTCATTTTCTTCTATTGCAGATGGATCTGCTTTGCTGTTAGCCCCACCACTAAAGTTGGATATAGTATAAACTCTTGTTGGCATTAAAGCTTTTCTATCATTGCATTTTTTACAACATCTTCAATAGAGTCATAAATAGCATTTAATACTTTTTCTTCTGTTTTTTCTGATATAAAAGGAATGTCATGATTTTCATTTAATTTATCAACAATTTTTTTCTGCAACTTATCATCAAATATTTTGTTAATAATTTCTTCTTTATTGTCAGCTATCATACTTTTTAAAAAACTCATTTTGTCTCCTTGTTTTGATATACATTTTTTTCTAGTTCATTTATTCTTTCTCTAAGTTGAAAGTTATCTATTTCTAACTTGTCAATTCTTTTATCTGCATCATTAGGCTTATATACATAATCCTGCATAGGTTTAATAGATTTACTCATCTCTTTCAATACCAAAGGCAAAAGCTTTGATAGCAATGTTTTTACTAAGACTGCTTGTATCATTTAAGTTCCTTATTTATTTTAATTAACATATATACTAAGGTAGCAAAAGCTGCCAGTGCACTCATAATAGGAGGTACATATTCTGTCCAATGCAATGCACTCCCTGCAATACCAACTCCTGCTGTTTTTAATGTATCTAACATTAGACCTCCAAAGACCTTTTAAACCAGCCATACCAATACTTTTCTAGGCTAGGTTTCTTTTTTATTAATGTAGCATAATACATAACTCTATAAGACTGTGCTCTCTTATGTTCTACTTTTTCTATAGCTTTTAATGTGTTTGGACCTATATATCCATCAACTTCAATATCTTTAGAATTTTTATTATTAGCAGCATTTTGCAATACTCTTACAGCTGTTCTTTGCCCCATATTAATGCACATATCAAAATAAATGTACTTTAATTGATCAGGTATAGAGTCAACTTTAGTCTTGTCCCAATAATCTTTTTTATATATAGCTTTAGCATCTTCTAATGTTAAGTCTTTAATATTAACATCTGGATAAGCTTTTTTACTTATACCATATTTTGTTTCACCACCAGGATCAGTAGGATCATTTACATATCCACCTTCATGATTTAAAACTTTATCTATTATCTGATTGAACTTTGTTAGATGACCTATCATCTTTCTCCTCCTTTTTAAAAACATATTTAACAGCTGATGATATATAAAAACAAGGCATAGATGTCATTGATATACTATATCTTTTCATTGTACCACTCTTTCCATTTTATTTTTATTGCAATATATATTAAAAATATAGGTATAGCTAAAAAAATACTCTTAACAAAAACTATCAGTAAAGTCACTTTCTTTTTTCCCAATATTTTTTTCTAGCTTGTTTTTCAAAACAGTTGTCTGTAGAGTCTATAGGAGTAAGTATCCACTTACCATTTTCTTTATAAAAATCTCTATCTTCCCAGTTACAAAAAAATCCTTCACTACTATAAGTTTCATCTACTCTAGGATATTTACAATTATAATATTCACCTACACCAACTGTAAAACTAACCAATGAAAGCCATCCTAAAAATAACATTACTTTCTACCTCTTTTTTTTATAGGTTTATCATCTCCCCACAAAGGACTTTCAGGGGTTTGTGACTCCATTTTTACACCATTACCACCAATTTTAATTTTATTTCTATCCATAGATACTTCCATATCTTTATTAGCTTGGTCTTGCAAATGATGTACTAGATCTTTAGCTACAACAGCCAATGGATCTTCAGGTGCAGGTGGCACTACCATTCCATTAAGAACATTAATTAAACCTATTGTAATAGTAGAAATAAGTCCAGTCACAACAGCTAATTGTGATTCACCTAAATAATAGGCTGCTGCTATAAGCATACAAGCCATAATAAGTATAGTAGGCACAGAAAATACACCAACCCAAAATCTAAGCTTATCTATCATAAGCCTTTTGGCTGCAGCCCTCTCTTTTTTCTTTTTTAATATTTCTTCTTTACTTAAAGCCATTTTATTCTCCAGTAAATGTTGATGAGTTTGCTAATGTTTGTGCTTCTGTTTTAGTTAATACTGAGTTATTAGGATATGCTAAACTAGCACCTAAATTTGTTATAGCTGATAGTTCTCCTGTTAACATAGAAAACTCTCCTTTAACAATGATATATGCTCCATCATGAGACTCTCTAGGTGCACCAAGCTTACCTTTAAATGTAGCTTCTTTCCAAGTTGGAGTATAAGCTGTAGTTGTATCTATCTCACCATCATCTGTGTATGTATAATTATTCCAACCTAGTTTAGGCTGTAATACACTTGGTATTGCACTTTCATAAGTTGCTTTGTTTAAACATATATACATTTCATAATGTGCCATTTATACTCCTAATTTTTATGTTGGCTTTTGCCATTTTTATAATTTTTTGTTATTTCTTTAGCTGACAATGCTTTATCATAAACTCTTAAATCATCTAAAAAACCTTTATATACTTGACCTGCAGATATACTATATGCACCAATTAAACTTATCTGCATTTGACCTGTAGTAGATAAAGTATCATTACCTGTAGTAGCTGTATCTATATATATTTTTAAAGTTCCTGATTCTCTTACAAATGCAATATGACTCCATTCATATATAGATTTCCTATTATCAGAATGTATAGCCATAGTTACACTACCTGAACTAGCATCACGATATTTTATACTACTCATCTTACCACTTGAAACACCTGTAGGTATTCTTATTTGATTGTTGCCTGACCTAAATAACATACCATCAGTTAATTCAGCCCCATGTATTTCTGTTTTTTTAAACCAAAATTCTATAGTAAAATCACCATCTAGATTAATAATTCTTTCTCCTGGAAATTGTGCATATTCTTGTCCTAAGAAATGTATAGCACCTTTACTAGGATGAACTATATTATTAGAATAACCTTGTGTGCATAGATTAGCTGTTACTCCTTGTTGAAAGAATATTTTTTCAAAACTATCTCCTGTTTCAGTTATAGTAGCATGATTACTGCCAACTTGGTCTTTCATTTTACCTTCACTATTTAAATGATTGTTTTTCCAATATGCTTTTAAATTTGATGCACTTGTTGTGTATTTAGAATGTTTAGTAGCATTTAATGGCAATCCATTATTGTACAATTCTGTTACTTCTGTGGGAGATAAAACTGTATCCCATACAGCTAATTCATCTATTATACCTTCAAAGCCAGTAGCTGATTCTTGTCCTAATCTAACACCTATGCGACTATAATCAAAACCATTGCTAGGAGATTGAGATGATGTAACTAATTCTTGAGCATTTCTATATATTCTTTTTGTGCCACCATCACTAACAAATGTCCAAAACTCCCAAACATTAGCTTCTAATGTAACTCCAAGATTTATAGTAGTTCCTGTATCATCTGTTTTCCAAAATACTTGTGTAGAACTAGCAAAATATATTCTATCTGCAGCAAGATGACCTATTAAATAATTATCTGTAGCTCCTGGTGTTGTAGTTCTCATTAACCAAGCAGAAACTGAATATGCAGTACCACTTGTAGTTGTTCCTGTGCTATCTAATGTATAATGAGGAGATGTATTGGCTGTAATAATTGTTGGTCCTAATAACTTAACACAACCATCCATAAATGCTGTTTGTGGTATATATTGTTGTTGGTCTGCATCTGTCCATCCTGTTGCTATACCTACCTCTTTAATAGAAAAATCATCCATAAAAGTTACATCACCATCAGTAGCAGCAATATTAATATTAACTCTCATTGATTCATTGGTTGCTGTAAATGTTGTACTAAATTCTGTATAAGATGATGTTATTGTTTGACTACCTGTATCTCCTACAGTAAAACTTCTTAAAAGTGTAGAAGCTCCTATTCTTACAGTTCCAGAAGTAGCTTTTTTCATAAAAAATAATACTTTGTAAGTTTTTCCAACTTCATAATCATCTCTAAAATAAGCAATATGTCCTGAAGTTGAACCATCTAAAGTTAATTTTAAACATTGTGAACCATTTCTTTGGTCTGATGTATCAGCAGAACCTGTTAAGTTTTGGTCTGAATTTACAGATTTATCATACCAAGAATCATCAGCATTTGCAAATGCTATAGAAGATTCAAAATCTCCATTTACAGCTAATTCATCACCTAAAAAAGTAGTAGTAGCATGAAAAGGCTGTTTAACTTTTGCTAAACTTATATTGCTTAATGTAAAGTTTTCTCCATCAGTATTACTTCTAACTTGTATATAAACACTAGCTGATTCTGCTGTAAAATATATAACATTATTTGTACCTTCATATATTCTTGTAGTAGTTCCACTTCCATGATTTATCCTAAATTGCCAACTTGGCAAACTAGATGTTGTAGAGACAGTATGTGTAAATTTATAATATGCCCCTGCTTGTAAATCTGATGACATCCCTGAATTTATAGATGATTGCAAATTTAATCTTAAATCACCTGTATCTGTACCATTTTTAGTTAATGTCATAGATGTTTGTGAAGAAGTATGACCTGTCCAATCTCCTGTATCACCTGCTGTAATACTCCAATTATTGCCATTAAAATTACCATCATCATTTAAATGTGGAGTTATAGTTGATTCTAATCCACCTGTATTAGCACCATCAAATACAACTGTTTGTGGATTAGTTATTCCTGTATCATTCATAGGATACCAAAGTTTTAAGTCAGAAGCAGTGATGCCTGTTGTTACCGATGCATTGTCTGTTATTAATTTTTCAGGATTTAAATAATCATATCTTACATCATCTTCACTCCAACATTTATGCCATAATTGTGCATCACATAAAAGTCCATTAAAATAACCAGACAAACCAGACACTAAAGTAACATCAAAAACCCCTATACCCATTTCTCTATTATTATAATGACTTTCACTTCCTGCTAATACAGACGAAGTTGTTCCTTCTAAAGCTCCATCTACATATATTTTTATTGTACCAGCTGACCTATCACATACTCCTACAACTCTATGCCATTGAAGGTCTGCAAAATTTGTTGTTCCTTCTACTTCTGCCTTACTAGTTCCACTTTGAACAGCCATTTTGGCTTTGTTATTACTTTTTACTTCTAATCCTGTTCCAACATTAGAACTACCTGCTGTTTTTCTTGAAGTAAATAAAGCCATATTAGTATCACCAGCATTTAATTTTACCCATATAGCAATAGTATGGTCTAAATTTGGAGTAGCATTTGCATCTGCACTAATTTCAAAATTAGTATCTAAATAATCACTTACTCCATCAAACTCTAATGCTTTACCTGAATATATACTTAATCTATCTACAGGCTCTCCTGTTTTTTGTGGAGAGTTATGAAATGTTGCTGCTGTATTATTTGATACTATTGATGTTGCCATTATAATAAAACTCCTACATTAGAACCTGTTACAATTTTTAATGAAATATTATCTATTGTAAAATTAGATGCACTGTCACCTGATTTTCTTCCAAAAGCTATATATGAATCTGTATCTGTTACTGTTGGTATAAAGTAATATGTATATGTAGTCATAGTATCTGTTAATGTTACTTCAGCATCTAATCCTCCTGCAACAGCTTGATAAGCTATATTTGAGCCTATTGCTGTTTTTATTCTCATAAAGGTTGAGGTGCTTTCTTTTTTAGCATCAAATGTCAGTTTATATAAAGTACCTGCTGTAAGTTCAAAAGCTACTCTACTTCTAACATTAATATAATTAGTAGCTAAACTAGATGTAGAAATTATTCTTACAGCTTGACTTCCATTATTATCACCTTCTGTTGCAGTATGAGGGGAACCACCTGAACCTGCTGTGTGAACTCTCCAACCTGTAACTAAATCAAAATCACTACTATAATCTTGAGTAGTATCAAAAGTTCCTGTAAATTCACCATTGACAACTATTTCACTACCTAAAGATTCTGTTCCATTTTTATCTTCAACTGCATTTTGTCCATGCAAAGAATCTAATCCCCACCAAGATACAATATTAGTTTTTTCTGATGTTGTTAATTCTGAATATTGTTTTTGACTTATTTCTTGTATTTCTTCTTGAGTTAATACTCTGCCTACCCATACACCTACTTGAGCTATATTGCCATTAAAAAAATTAGAACCCTCATCTCTGCCTATTACAAAATTATCAGCATTTGTTATATCTGCAGATGATTGCCCTGAAATATCAGTAGTAGCTTGTAATACTCCATCAATATATAAGCTTTGCAATGCACTTCTATCTATTGTAGCTGCAACATGTGTCCATACTCCTACAACAGGAACAAATGAATCAGTTTTTGTTGAAAAAGTAGTACTGCCACAATCTGTAAATAACTCTATGTCATCTCCTCCACTATCTACTCTAATTTGTATTCCTTTTTTACCTGTACCTGTATTACTATCTCTATTATTTACTATTGCTGCATTTGGGTCATCAAAGGCATTTGCTTTATACCAAGCTACTATTGAAACATCATTAGTATCAAAATCTATAAGTCCACAATCTATATAATCATCATCACCATCAAAACTTGCACTCCCACTACCTATTTGGTCTGCTAATGTAGCTTTAGAATTATCTACACCTCTAGGTTTAACAGGACATCCATTACCATATATAGTTTTTACAGCAGGAGTAGATGAT